CCTATAATGGTTTGTTGCCTCAGGTGCAGTCGCTTTTTGTTGAGCAAAGTCATCAAAAATCACTACTTTATGGTAACTCCTGTATTCTGATTGAAAACTATCAGTCTCATTCAGAATGACTATATCACTCTTTTTTGTTAACCCATATTTAGCTTTCAACAATTTTATAGCGAGTTTTATCGCATATGTTGTTTTCCCAGAACCCGCAGGTCCATATAAATATACACAAAAAGGTTGTTTTCTTAGTGACCCATCAGCGGTATCAACATGCATTGCTTGCAGCATATTGGTCAATCGGGTATAAGTTTGTTTAATAGGTTCTTTTCTTTCGAACATATACATAATTTTGGTCAGTATTTTCAACTGTGATAACCTAATCATGTAACATTCTTTAGTCCAACCCATGCCTGATTCGATTCCCGCTTTAACAGCAGGCCCCAAGGCAAGGAAGTCTTCAATGTACAAAGAGTAATACAAAGAACTAACTATGGCGTAACACAAAATGGTAAAATAACCACAATATGTCACTAATGTGTAATATGAATTATAAATAAAAATATTCGTGAAAATGCTATTTGGAACCCAACCACAACAGCATCAATTTGTGGTTTTGTTTTTGTCAATTGCTGTTCTTGCAAGCGTTGAAATGATCGACTTTCATTCCACCGTAATCAATACAAAAACCCTTCTTGTTCGTCGTAACGTGATATACAATCAGGAAAAATACTTTTGTGTTCACCTTAACACTCTAAAATGTTTCCACTTTCAGGAAACTCATCTGGGTCACAAATACCCAAACTTTCTACAAAAATCTTGCGTGGACAATTCATTTGTGATCCTTCGACATAGTCGGGTTTTAACACAATTGTCATTTCATCAAATGTCATAAAGTTCACTTCATGTTTCAGCTCATCATTTGCATCAACTATTGATTTAATATTTGCAGTAAATTGATCGTACATTTTGCGACCATGCAAATACATTTCTCGGAAAGAACCATCAGTATATGCTCCAAACTGCTCTGCATTAGAGAGGGGACAATCTGTTGATTTCTTTATCCAATGAAATTTCTTTAAAATAGAATCAGGTTCAATAGGTGCAACAATGGTATTCAGAGTTTCATGCATGACAAAATTTCTTTTCAGAAATGCAATTTTATCAATTCCTATATAAGGGATCGATTTTGTAGCTTTGTCAGCCATCGTATACTCAATTCCGACTTTTTCAAACTCTTTAGCACAAGCTGTATGAGTAAACCATCCACATGATCGTTTTACACCCATAGCATTATCATCACCGTATGTTGCCAACTTGACATTTTCGTTG